AAGGTTTATTTTGAACCTAACTTGTTTAACTACATAGGAAACGGATATGACTGAACTAGTAGACAACGAATATGGTATTGAGTACAATCAAATCTTTATTCGTAAGCTTAGGATCTTTCGTGTTGGTCAGCAGTGGCTTGTAGAGTATCAACGTACTCCTCGTCTGTGGGCTCCATGGGATTACTTCTGGTGGTACAACGATGGCCAGTATGTTGAGTACTATGATGCCATTGCACGAGTAAATGAATTAAAGGCAAATGGATATGTGAATATTCCGCAGTTCCAAAAGGTGAAGGAATTTGTAATTGAGTGAACCAATCGCAAAGATAGATGAATATGAAATGAAGACTGTCACTGGTGAAGTATGGAAAGTCACTCTTCTTGGAGATAAAGCCACCAATGGTCAGCGGTATTGTGAAGCACATATAAAGGGTAGAAAATGAGTGAAGTAAATTTAGTCGGCCTTACTAAGCCGAGTGCATACACAGAATGTACAACTGCCAATGAACTGGTTGCATGGGCAGCAAGGGTATCAAATCCCTCTAATCAGAATAACACAGCAACAGCACCTAAGCTGGTCCAGTATCTTATCAAGAACCGGCATTGGTCGCCTTTGGAGATGGTCCATGTCGCAATGGAAATCAGAACAACCCGAGATATCGCTAGACAAATTCTTAGACATCGTTCTTTCTCATTCCAAGAGTACTCTCAGCGTTACGCCGATCCAACGCAAGATCTTGAATTTTATATCCGAGAAGCCAGACTTCAAGATGCCAAGAACAGACAGAACTCGGTTGAAGTCGATGATAATAGACTGGCTGAAGAATGGGCTATGAGACAGGTTGCTGCCACTGATGCAGCATTGGATGCTTATGAGTGGGCTATCGAAAATGGTATTGCCAAAGAGCAGGCTCGAGCAGTTCTACCTGAAGGTAATACAGCATCTGTTATGATTATGGCTGGTTCACTTCGTTCATGGGTTCACTATTGCCAGCTTCGTATGGATAAGGCTACCCAGAAGGAACATCGTATCGTAGCCGAGCAGTGTTGGGATATTATCTGCCATCACTTCCCTGATGTAAAGAAAGCACTTGATAGTATGGCAGCACAAGCAGAATTCGAGAGAAAACTGCCATGACAAAGATGATTGTCAAAGAAGACGAAAATGGTGAGTTATATATAGAACTACCTGATGAGCTCATGGAAGAAATGGGTTGGGATATTGATACCGAGTTGGTATGGACCGTCTATGATGACGGCAAGATTGGTTTAAGGAAGAGGTTGGATGATTCAAGTAACGAAGCGTGATGGAACACGTGAAACCCTAGATATTAATAAGTTCCATAAAGTTGCTGCATATGCCTGTGAAGGATTAAGTGGCGTATCCGTTTCAGATCTCGAGATCAAGACTCATATTCAGTTCTACAATGGAATCAAGTCATCTGATATCCAGGAGACCTTAATCAAGGCTGCCGCCGATCTTATCTCTGATGAGGCTCCTAACTATCAATATGTTGCCGGTAGACTTATCAACTATAACCTTCGTAAAGAAGTCTATGGCGAATATGAACCTTTTAAACTTGCTTGGCACTATAATAATGTTAAAGAAGAAGGTTACTATGACGCAGAACTTGGTGAGAAATATACACCACAAGATTGGACCGATCTCGACAAGTACATCGATCACAACCGTGACAACCTGCTGACGTATGCTGCCATGGAACAGTTCCGTGGCAAGTATCTCATCAAGAACCGTGTAACCGGCAAGTTCTACGAAACTCCTCAGATGGCATTTATGTTGATTGCCATGACTCTCTTCCAAAATTATACACAAGACCGAATCAAATGGGTAAAGGAACTCTATGATGCAATCAGTACTTTTGATATTAGTTTGCCTACTCCTATTATGGCAGGCGTCCGTTCCCCACAGCGTCAGTTTAGTTCGTGCGTACTTATCGAAACTGACGACTCGCTGGATTCCATAAATGCGACTGCTTCTTCGATTGTTAAGTACGTCAGTCAGAAAGCCGGGATTGGTATTGGCGGCGGTTCTATTAGGGCTATTGGATCTCCTATACGCAATGGTGATGCTAGTCACACTGGCGTTGTTCCTTTCTGGAAGCATTTTCAGTCTGCTGTTAAATCTTGTAGCCAAGGCGGTGTCCGAGGTGGAGCAGCGACACTCTATTACCCCCTTTGGCATTACGAAGTGGAAGATCTACTTGTCCTAAAGAATAACAAGGGCACTGAAGACAACCGTATCCGCCATCTAGATTATGGTGTACAATTTAATAAGGTAATGTATGAAAGACTTCTTTCTGGAGGTAACATCACCCTCTTCTCACCTCATGATTGCCCGGATCTCTACCGAGCGTTCTTTTCAGACGTTGATGAGTTCCGTACGCTCTACGAAAAGTACGAGCGCTCCACCAAAATCAGAAAGAAAACCGTCCCTGCGATTGATCTCTTCTCAGCCTTCATGCAAGAGCGAAAGGACACCGGGCGAATCTATCTGATGAACGTAGACCATGCAAACGATCACAGTTCGTTTGTCAAGGAAGTTCCAATCAAGATGAGTAACCTCTGCTGTGAGATTACTCTTCCTACTACACCTCTAAAGGATATTCATGATGAGTCAGGCGAGATCAGCCTTTGCACGCTTGCAGCGATTAATTGGGGCAAGATTAGAAAGCCAGCAGATTTCGAAAAGCCATGTACCATTGCAGTACGCGCTTTGGATGCCCTATTGGATTATCAGGACTATCCTGTTCGAGCCGCTGCTATTGGTACTCGGAACCGTCGTCCTTTGGGTATTGGTATCATTAATTTTGCTTATTGGTTGGCTCGTAACGACACCAATTATTCTGATCCTAACCTTGAGCTCGTACATGAGTATGCTGAGGCATGGAGTTACTATCTTATCAAAGCCTCGGTCGACTTGGCTGAAGAAGTAGGTGCATGTCCTCTCGATCATCAGACAAAGTATGCATATGGTACTATGCCAATTGATACATACAAGAAAGAAGTAGATGAACTAGTAGCTCCAAACTATAAGATGCCATGGAGCATCCTTGCAAGTCGTGCGCTGGCATCGGGCATCCGCAACTCTACACTTATGGCTCTAATGCCGGCTGAGACATCGGCCCAAATCTCGAACTCAACTAACGGTATCGAGCCACCACGTGCACTTGTTTCTATCAAGCAGTCTAAGGATGGCGTGATGAAACAAGTTGTACCGGAGTTAAAACGTCTTAAGAATAAATATGAGTTACTGTGGGATCAGAAGAGTCCGGAAGGATACCTAAAGATCATGGCGGTATTACAGAAATTCATCGATCAAGCCATCTCTGTTAATACATCATACAATCCTGCTCATTATGAAGATGGCAAGATCCCCATGTCTGAGATGCTAAAGCACGTCTTGATGCATTATAAGTACGGTGGCAAGACGCTTTACTATTTCAATACGAACGACGGTGCCGGTGAGATCGAGGACAAGCCTCTTGCATCAGGTGAAATCGATGAAGAAGATTGTGATAGCTGCAAAATTTGATGTACAGAAAGTAGCAAATGGATTATATTAGAATAGACAACGACAGTTGGGATGACGCCGGAGTTACATACGGTGTTTTAGAATACAGTAAACGACAAGACTCTACCGGTGTTTCTTTGGTCTTAGAAAATTGTAAGACCAAAGAAATCACACGCAGAGTCGTCGCAGACCATCAAATCGAATGGATAGAAAATAAGGAATCTTAATGTCCGTTTTTAATAACAATACTTTTGATGCTACACAGCAGCCGTGTTTCTTTGGAGAACCGGTGAACATTGCTCGTTATGATAAACAGCGTTACAGTGTATTTGAAAAGCTGACTGAGAAGCAGCTTGGCTTTTTCTGGCGTCCAGAAGAAATTGATTTGTCTCGTGATGGTAAAGACTTTAAGGCACTGAATGACCATGAAAAACATATTTTTACGAGCAACCTCAAGCGTCAGATCCTTCTTGACTCTGTACAGGGCAGAGCTCCATCTCTGGCTTTTCTTCCAGTATGTTCGCTTCCTGAGCTGGAAACCTGGATCCAGACTTGGGCGTTTTTCGAGACGATTCATTCCCGTTCCTACACTCATATCATTCGTAACGTCTATTCTGATCCTTCCAGAGTCTTTGATGAGATGCTGGACATCCAGGAAATAGGTGATTGTGCTGCTGATATCAGTAAGTACTACGATCGACTAATTACTGCAAATAATCAACATGCCCTTTTCAAACATGATAAGAAGCATATGTATGAACACAAGAAAGATCTATGGCTCTGTCTCAATGCAGTTAACGCTCTTGAAGGAGTAAGATTCTATGTCTCGTTTGCATGCAGTTGGGCTTTTGCGGAAGTTAAGAAAATGGAAGGTAACGCGAAGATCATCAAGCTCATCGCGCGGGACGAGAATGTTCATCTTGCCTCAACTCAGCAGCTCCTCAAAATTCTACCGAAAGAGGATGAAGACTTTGCTCGCATACAAGAAGAAACACGAGATGAGTGTATCAGTATGTTTTACCGAGTGGTCGATCAAGAAAAAGCTTGGGCACATTACCTTTTCAAGAACGGCTCGATGATTGGTCTGAATGAGCAACTACTCTGTGACTATGTAGACCACATCGCTGCCAAGCGTATGGGTGCAATCGGTCTCAATGGTAAGCCAGGTCCTAATCCTTTACCATGGACACAGAAGTGGATTGCAGGATCTGACGTTCAGGTCGCCCCACAAGAAACAGAGATAACTAGTTACATCTCAGGCGGTGTCATCAAGGATGTTGATTCAGACACCTTCAAGGGATTCTCATTATGAGAACTAAAGAGCAAGAAGCGTTAGATACTTTGCAACATCGGGAGAATGTCTGCTGGGATATGGCAGAGGTGTTTCTACAGAATAGAGACGCTCACGGGATCCATGACATGGGAGTTGAAATACAGGCACTTCAAAGAGCAACACTAGAAATAAAAAGGCTACAACAATAATGAAATGGATAACCTGCCCCGAATGCGAAGAAGAGTTTAGAGTCATTACAGAAGCAATGGATCCAGTTACATACTGCCCACTGTGTGGTTCAGATCTGCCTGAAGATGAACTTGAGGACGAATTTGAGGATGAATAAATAGATCTTTCCGCAGTGAGCTGGTAAGATTTATGTGGTTATACGAAGACAAAGAGTTCACGAATGATGACCAATGGTATGGATTCATCTATCTCATCGAGAACCTTGTTAATGGTAAGAAGTATATCGGTCGTAAGTTCCTGACTAAAGCAGGATACAAAACGGTTAATAAGAAACGCAAGAAGATCCGTGTAGAGTCCGACTGGGCTGATTACTACGGATCTTCTCCTGCCTTGGCAAAGGACATTGAGGTCTATGGCAAGGAAAACTTTAAACGTACAATTTTACGTCTTTGTAAAACCCGGGGTGAATGTAATTACTTAGAAGCAAAACTTATTTTTGAGACTGATGCTGTTCTAAAAGAAGAGTATTATAATTCGTGGATCCAATGTAAGATTCAAGCAAGTCATGTAAAAGCGTTACATTTCAATTCAACGGAGACTTCATGAAGTGAACAAGGTACTAGAGCACAAGCATCTGATTGTCAGAGCGGAATTAAACGAGCCGCCATACAATGCCACGGATATCAAAACCTGGATGCGAAGTCTTGTCGACAAGATCGGAATGAATATTCTGATGGGTCCATACGCTGTATACTCTGATATGGAAGGCAATGCCGGCCTGACTGCTGTGACTATTATCGAGACAAGTCATATTGCAC